AGAACCGGTGCCAATCACCCGTCCGCCGCAGAGCTGGCGGTATGTGGAGGAAGAGTTATGGAACGACTGACTGAATGGAATGACGAACAAACCCGTCATGCCTATTACCCGCGCTGCTTTAAAGACCCGTGCTACGGCAGCGGGTGCAAAATCAAGGATTGCCCGTTTGAAACAGCGGTGTGTGATCGACTTGCGGCCTACGAGGACACAGGGTTAAGCCCTGAAGGAGTATCTGCGCAACAAAAAAATGATGCGATCCAAATACGGGATCGATATACAGGAGGTGTAGGGATGGCAGAGGATGAAAAGCGCTGCACGCTGCCGAAGTCGGCGCGGTGCTGCATGATGGAGTACGCGGGCGACGAGGCCTGCACGCACTGCGGATGGCAGCCGGAGGAGCGGGCACGCAGAAAGGCACTGCCGCTCACGGAGGATGAAAACGGCGTGCGACGAAAACATGTAGGAATGGAGGGAACTACAGATGGCTGAAATCATGCAATATTTTGCCGTAGAGCTGGATTCGTTTGTAAATGAGCACAACGGCAAGCATTGGGATGTGGATTTCGTTGGAACGGAGTATCCACCGAGGATCGTGATGGAGCAGGCGACACCGCCTCTCTATAAGATCGAGGAGGATGGAAAACGGACGATCGAGCCGAATCCGACAGTACAGATCATCGGCAGGCCGGACTTGCAGGTCGTAACGACCGGCAAACTCCAAATCAGCAAAAAAGATCTTACCAAGATGGTAAACGGCGCGGCAAATCTATTGGTGCTGTTCCTGCACGGGTTTATGCAGGAGCGCAAGGAGATCGAGACGGCAAACAGCCGGGAGAACTGATTTTTTGATGGACTTATGCCTGCGCACTGTGCCATGAGGTGCGCAGGAGGGAGACCCGGCTTAAGGCTCCGGGCGCGGCAGCTGCAAAGGCCGCGCCCGGGTAAAAATTAGGAGGATAGTATGCCGACGATGATAACGATGCAGTGCGCACACTGCGGGAAGGTATTCCAGCGCGAGCTGCACAGGATGAATCATGCAAAAAAGTTTTATTGCAGCCAGACGTGCGCGGCAAAACAGGCGGCGCAGGATCGCGAGGGCGTTCCGTTCGAAAAGAAAAATTTCCCGACGCGGACGCGCATCCGGATCACGACAAGGATACCGGTATTCCAGAAGCTTCAGCCAAAGATGGGCGCGGTGTATGATGCGCTGAAATTCGAGGCAAGGTACGGCGGGCACGGAGGATATGTGATCGAGTCCGGCGGGAAGAAGATCAATGTGCGGATGGACGAGGCAGTGGAGATATAACTGCACGCTGAACGCATGGCCGGAGACTCCGGCCACGCTTTGAACGGGCAGAGATGGGAGGAGCTGAGAATATGGTGAAGAGACACAAGCGCCGCATGTTTACAGGGGCGGTATGCACACAGATCGTCTACAACGTGAGCGAACAGGCGGATATCAAGAGCAGCAAGCCGCGAAAGCCGCGCTTCGCCACGCAGGATGAGCGCGACGAATTCAATTCCAAAATTTCGGCGGGCAAATTCGCGGCGCTTATTAACGCCAACTTCGGCCCGACAAGCCTCTACTCCACGCTGACACTCAGCGCGGAGTTTGAGGCGCATACCGTGGAAGAGATCAAGCGCATCCGCGACAACTACTGGCGCAGGCTTACATACAGATACCCGGAGGCAAAGATCGTGATGGTATACGGGCGCGGAAAATCTACGAACCGATTCCACATCCACATGATCTCCGACGGCATTCCAGAGGACGCCATTGCGAAGCTGTGGGGGCTTGGAAGCGTGGTAGAAAGCAAACACCTTCGCAAGCACAACTATTATGTAAACCAGAACGGTGAAAAGGTAGATCATGGGCAGGACTACACGGCGCTGGCCAACTACCTGCACGGCCACTGGCGGAAGGAGTTCGGAGGCCACAGATACAAGGCAAGCCGCACCTGCACCAAGCCGGAGCCGGAGCCTGCGACCGAGGCCGTGCGCGAGTACAGCCCGGAGCATCCGCCGGTCGCCCCGCGCGGCTATGTGCTCGTCGAGGCCAGAGCCACACAGTACGGATACCAATACTATAAATATGTATTCGATCCCAAAAGGATAAAAAATTGAAGCGGACGGGAGCCGCTTAAATCTTGCCTTGTAAATGTGTAGGGTTTTGCGACGATGCCGAGGGGAGGCGAAAAAAGTACTTGCAATGCGAACAAAAGTGTGGTAAGGTGCTAGTGAGGGAAGGAGACCGCGTCGTCTGCCCGATATGCGGCAGACGGACGTCGGTCCGATTACTGGAGTCCACACGGCTACGGGACTTCCCGCTGTACTGCAAAAATTGCAGGAACACCACGATCGTGAATACTGAGCCTGAGCCTATGAGCCTGAGCCGATGATCTGTCCGCTGCTGCGGAGGTCGTCGGCTGCTTGTGCATCCGAGGGGCAATATGGCCGAGCGAAAGCCAGATCTCCGCGAAACCGGGGGTCCGGCTTTTTTGCATATTTCGGAGGCTGTGCCGGGCGAAGGCCCGAGACAGTACGAGCCATGTTCTTTCCTTCCTACTGGGCGCGGAGTTGGGGACCTCCGCGCCTGGCAGAGCTTCCGAAAAACGAAAGGGGGCGAAGAGCCTGAACGAAAAGGTATACAAGAGCGCGCGGGAGCTTCGCTCCGCAATCGATCGGTATTTCGCATCGATCTGCTACCGGGAGCCGGTGACGAGGACGGAGCCGGTGCTGGAGGATCGGGAATTTATCAAAAACGGAGAACGGATCGTGATGCAATGCCCCGCGCTCGACAAATACGGACACACGCAGACGGCGGTCGTGCCGGTGATGCGCGGGAAAAAGCCGCTCATGCGCGAGGTATGGACACGGCCTCCGTGCATGCCGGAGCTGCTGGGCGCGCTGGGACTGGACGAAAAGCAATGGGATGCGATGCGCACATCGGAGGAGTTCGCAAAGACCTGCGCGCGCGCAGGGGCGCGAATCGAGATCTACAACATCCAGCGGCTCGACAGCTCCGCAGCGAACGGCGCAAAGTTCCATCTGGAACGGCGTTTCGGCTGGAATGAGGCCGACAGCGCAAAGCATGAGGGCGTGCGCGTGGCCATGAGCGAGGACGCGGAGGACTACGCCGGATGAGAGAGATCGTGATTGGCGAACCCAACGAAAAGCAGCGAAAATTCCTGCTGGACCGCCACAGACACGTGGCTTACGGAGGTGCGCGCGGCGGCGGAAAGAGCTGGGCCGTGCGCGCGAAGGCAAAGCTGCTGGCCTCCAAGTGGCCGGAAATCAAGATCCTCATCGTGCGCCGTACATATCCGGAGCTGCTCAACAACCACATCAACGTACTGGTGCAGGAACTGGCCGGGATTGCACGGTACAACAAGTCGGAGCGCACGCTGCACTTCTTCAACAGATCGACGATCAAGTTCGGCTACTGCGCGAATGATAACGATATGCTCCAGTATCAGGGCGCGGAGTACGATGTGGTCTTCATCGACGAGGCCGCGCAGCTCAAAAAGGAGTGGCTGGACGCCATCGATACCACGGTGCGCGGTACGAACGGATTCCCGAAGCGCACCTACTACACGCTCAACCCGGGCGGCCAGAGCCACGGATATTTCAAGCGGCTGTTCATTGATCGCATTTTTGAGGAAGGCGAAAAGCCGGAGAACTACACGTTCATCCAGGCACTCGTGACCGACAACAAGGCGCTCATGGAAACGCAGCCGGAGTACGTCCAGACGCTGCAAAAGCTGCCGGAAAAGCTCCGGCAGGCATGGCTGGAGGGCCGGTGGGACATTTACGAGGGCCAGTTCTTCGAGGACTTTATCAACAACCCGGAGGGATACCAGACACGGCAGAACACCCATGTGATCGAGCCGTTCACGCCAGATCCGGGCTGGACGATCTGCCGGAGCTACGACTTCGGATACGGAAAGCCGTTCTCCTGCGCGTGGTGGGCCGTCGATTACGACGGCGTGATCTACCGCATTCTGGAGCTTTACGGATGCACGCGCGAGCCGAACACCGGCGTCAAGTGGTCGCCGGACGTGCAGTTTCAAGAGATCGCGAAGATGGAGCGAGAGCATCCATGGCTGGCCGGAAAGCAGATCACCGGCGTGGCAGACCCTTCGATCTGGGACGCTTCGCGCGGAGAAAGCGTGGCGCAGACAGCGGCCAGATACCGCGTTTACTTCACGCCGGGCGACAACAAACGCATTCCGGGCTGGATGCAATGCCACTACCGGCTGCAATTCGACGAGAACGGATACCCGCGCATGTACGTTTTCAACACCTGCAAGGCGTTCCTCCGGACGATCCCGCTGCTCATGTACGATGAGCACAAGCCGGAGGACCTGGACACGAGCCTTGAGGATCACGTCGCGGACGAATGGCGGTATTTCTGCATGAGCCGTCCGGTGAAGCCGATGCTGGCCGTGCCGGAAAAGCCGCAGTGGATCGATCCGCTGAACATGATGGAGGAAAGATAATGCGTTACCCCGAACTGAACGCGCCTGCGCAGGAACAGCTGGTGACGGAGGCCTTCGCGGGCTACAACCACAACCTGCGCATTGCCGATGGCGAATTCTACGAGATGCAGAATCTCACCTCGGACTACTATCCCCTGCTGTCTCAGCGCGCGGCCCGCGCAATGGTCGGAGATTTTGCCGGCATCCAAGGGCTGCTGGCAAAGGACGCGCTGGCATGGATCGAGGACGGCGTGCTGTGGTACAACGCACTGCCCATGGCTCCGTACATGGGCGGGGTGCTGCTCTCCGAGGGACAAAAACAGATGGTGTCCATGGGCGCGTACATCTGCGTTTTCCCGGACGGATGGTATTTCAATACCGAGGACTACACGGACAACGGCTACATGGGCCATGAAAACCTCGTGGACTGCACGCAGACGGCGCTTTCCATCAAGGTCTGCACAGTGGACGGGGCCGTTATCACGATCACATACCGGCAGCAGGCCATGCCGGAGGACGCCGCGAATGACGCCTACTGGCTGGACACGGGCAAGCATGAACTCAAGCAGTGGAGTTCCGTGCAGAGCCAGTGGGTGAGCATCCCGACGGTATACGTCAAGCTGGAGGCAAACGGCATCGGAGCGGGCTTCAAAAAGTACGACGGCGTGCAGATCAGCGGACTCGACGGGACGGATCAGGTCGAAAAGCTCAACGGCTCCCACGTTTTGCAGGACGTCGGCGACAACTACCTTGTGATCGTCGGGATCGTGGACGCGGACGCGAGCCAGAGCACAGGTGAGGTCAAGGCCGCCCGGCGTGTGCCGAAGATGGACTACATCACCGAGAGCGGGAACCGGCTCTGGGGCTGCCGGTACGGCGTGTCCGAAGGGAAAACCGTCAACGAACTGTACTGCTGCAAGCTGGGCGATTTCAAGAACTGGGAGTGCTATCAGGGCATTTCGACGGATTCATGGCGCGCAAGCTGCGGTACGGACGGACGATTCACAGGAGCCGCGACGCTGGCAGACAGCCCGATTTTCTTCAAGGAGGACTGCTTTCACCGCATTTATCCGAGCGCGCAGGGCGCGCATCAGGTCAAGGAGATCAAGGCCCGAGGCGTGCAGCGCGGAAGTGAGCAGAGCCTGACCGTCATTGCCGATAAGCTCTATTACAAGGCTCGGGACGGCGTGTGCGTCTATGACGGCTCTCTCCCCTATCTGATCTCGGACGCCTTCGGGACGGAGCTTTACCGCAAGGCGGCTGCCGGAGGCGTGCGCGGAAAGTATTTTATCTCGATGCAGGCCAGCAGCGATGCCTGGCAGCTTTTCGTATATGACACGCTCAAGGGGCTGTGGCACCGGGAGGACGGCATGCACGCGACGCAGTTTGCAACGCTCGACGATGAGCTTTATATGCTCCGCGCGGACGGGATGCTCGTCACGGCCTACGGCTCCGGCGGCGGAAACGTCGAGCAGGAGATCCCATGGTCAGCCACGACCGGGATCATGACATGCGGCCTCGTCGGAAAGAAATACATCTCACGGCTGAATCTGCGGATGCAGCTGCCCGTCGGAAGCGCGTGCGACTTCTGGATCGAGTACGATTCCTGCGGGGAGTTCCGGCACGCCGGACACATGGACGGACACGGACTGCGGACGTTCCTGCTGCCGATCCGCCCGCAGCGGTGTGACCATCTGCGGTTCCGGATCACAGGAAAAGGGCCGTTTAAGCTCTACAGCATCGGGCGCGTACTGGAAGCCGGAAGCGACGCCTGATGCGAGAAGGAGGAAACATGGACGGAAACACGAATATGACGACGATACAGGACGTGCTGGGCGACATTGGAGCGGGTGAGGCGATGCAGCCCATCGGCGTGGCGCAGATCCGGACGGCCATGGACACGCTGACCAAGTACAAGGCCGGAAAGTCAGCGCTTGAAAAGCGGCTCATTGCCTGCGAGCAGTGGTGGAAGCTCCAGCACTGGCAGGAAATGAGTCCGAGCGGGAATCCATACGATCCACAGTGGCGATCTGCTTGGCTCTTCAACGTCATTATGGGCAAGCACGCGGACGCCGTGGCGGCGTTTCCGGAGCCTGCTATCCGGCCAAGAGAGCCGGACGACCGCTCTGAGGCGGCGATGCTGACCAGCATCGTGCCGGTGATCCTCGAACAGAACGATTTCGAGGAGACCTACTCCGATTCGTGCTGGACGAAGATGAAGCAGGGAACGCTGGCCTGGGGCGTGTTCTGGGACAGCTCCAAGCTCAACGGCCTCGGGGATGTATCCATCCGGGAGATCGATCTGCTCAACCTCTTCTGGGAGCCGGGTGTGACCGACATCCAGAAAAGCAAAAACCTGTTCTACGCGGAGCTGGTGGACAACGACGTGATCAGGCAGCGGTATCCACAGGTCGGCGACACGCTTCGAAGCGACAACACATTTGTCAGCAAGTACAAGACGGACGATCAGGTGGATACGACGAACAAGTCGCTCGTGGTGGACTGGTACTACAAGAAGATTGAAAACGGAAAAAGCGTGCTCCACTTCTGCAAATTCGTGGGCGAGACGGTCCTTTCCGCGACCGAGAACGACCCCAATATGCAGAGCGGGCTTTACGAGGACGGAGATTATCCGTTCGTGATCGACGCGCTGTTCCCGGTGAAGGGTTCCATTGCCGGATACGGATATATCGACATCGGCAAGAGCGCACAGGAGCAGATCGACCTGCTCAATCAGGCGATCCTGAAAAACTCCGTGATGGCGTCCACGCCGCGCTGGTTCATCCGCAGCGACGGAAGCATCAACGAAAAGGAATATGCCGACTGGCGCAAGCCGTTCGTACACACGGACGGCAATCTGGGACAGGACTCGGTGATGCCGATCACGGTCAGTCCCCTGTCGGCCAACTACATAAACGTCATCCAGAACAAGATCGAGGAGTTGAAGTGGACGACCGGCAACACGGACGTAAACAACGGCTCGGTGTCCTCCGGCGTGACGGCGGCCAGCGCCATTGCCGCATTGCAGGAGGCGTCCGGGCGAAGCTCCAAGGACGCGACGCGCTCGGCATACCGGGCATACGCACGGCTCATCCGCATGGTGATCGAGCGCATCCGGCAGTTTTACGATCTGCCGAGAAAGTTCCGCATCCGGGGCCAGCTCGGGACGGAGGAATACGTCACCTACTCCAACCAGAACCTCAAGCAGCAGGAGCTGCTGGGCCTTGGCGGAGATGTGTCCTGGCGAAAGCCGGTATTCGATATCGAGGTATCCGCGCAGAAGTCCTCCGAATATACGAGGCTCAGCCAGAACGAGCTGGCGCTGCAATTCTATCAGCTCGGGTTCTTCGATCCGACAAGGGCAGATCAGGCGTTGGCGACGCTCGACATGATGGATTTTGAAGGCAAGGACGAGATCAGCCAGAAGATCGCGCAGAATGGGACGCTCCAGCAGGAGCTGGCCAGCTGGCAGCAGATGGCGCTGGCACTGGCGGAGCGCTTCGACCCGGCCATGGCGGACGGACTGGCACAGCAGATCCTTGGCGCGGATGCACAGGCACAGGCTCCGGCCGCCGGAAGCGCAAAGGCAGAAATGCCAGGAGAAGGAGCAGGCACGGAGGCAAAGACCGTGAAGGATGCGCGTGAGCAGTCGCAGAAGAGCACGCAGCCGGACTGACCGGCAGAAAACGTATCGACCGCGCACAGCGCGACGAGATAAATTCAAGGGCTCGCCCACCGACGGGCTGAAAGGAACCATATGTTTTACAAATCGTTTATCCCATTTTTCGCCGCCGACGCAGGCGGCACGGGCGGTATGACGGCCAGCGCCCAGCCGAACATGAGCAGCCCGGTCGCGACACAGAACGGTCCGGCCGGCGACCCGACAGGTCCGCAGGGCAGCCCGGGCTTCCCGCCGACCGGTCAGAACGCACCCGGCGCTCAGGTGCAGCAGGAAGAAACTTTCGAGAGTCTCATCAAGGGCAAGTACAAAACGGAGTACGATCAGCGCGTGAAGAAAGCCGTCATGGAACGGCTCAAGGGCACGAAAGCGACGATCAGCAAGTTCTCCCCGATCCTCGATGTGCTTGGCCAGCAGTACGGCATCGACGTCTCCGATCCGGACAAGATCGACTATGACGCGCTGACCAGAAGGCTGACCGACGACAAGCGGCTTTATGAGGCCGAGGCCATGGAGAAGGGCATCCCACTGGAAACGCTGATGCACACGAAGCAGCTGGAACGGCAGAACGCCGCGCTCCAGCGCGAGAATGCAGCGGCACAGGGAGAGATGCAGCGGCGGGCGGAATTTGACCGCATCGTCGGGCAGTTTGCGGAGGTGCAGGCGATGTACCCGCAGGCGGATCTGTCGCAGGAGCTGGCAAACACGGACTTCGGGCGGCTGGTCTCCAACGGCGTCCCGGCGCTGACGGCCTATGAGGTCGTACACAAGGCAGAGCTGGCGGCAGCGCGGACGCGCGCCGTCGCGCAGGCAACACAGCAGCAGATCGTCGCCGGTATCCAGGCAAACGGGATGCGCCCTCCGGAGGGCGCGGCCAACGCCGGGAGCGGCATGCCCGTACAGTTTGACCCTCGAAAGCTCACGAAACAACAGCGCGACGAAATTCGCGCACGAGTCAATCGGGGCGAGAAGATCACCTTTTGAGTGTCAGCCCCGGGAAGGGAGCTAAATTTTGAAGAAACTTTTTGAGATCATGCAGGTCTGCCACGCACCGGACGCCGGTACGCTGGTCAACACCACGCAGAACTATGTAAACGCTTACGACGGCTCGACCACGGCGTTCGCAGCGCCAAACGACCTGTCGTCGCTGATGAAGACTTACTATGACACGGAGCTGCTGGAAAACGCGCGTCCGAACCTCATTCACGCGCAGTTCGCGAGAAAGCAGCCGCTGCCGAAGGGCCGGGGCAAGAAGGTCGAATGGAGAAAGTTCAACACCCTCGCGGACGCTTCGGCACTGACCGAGGGCGTCATTCCCACCGGCCAGAAGTTCGGACAGTCGAGCATGACGGCAAGCATCCTACAGTACGGCACCTATCTGACGGTATCCGATCAGCTGGAGCTGCACGCCATCGACAACGTGATCCTCAGTGCGACCGAGGAACTGGGCGCTTCGGCAGGCACCACGCAGGACAAGCTTGTGCGAGACACCCTCGCGGCTGGCACGACAGTACAGTACTGCGACAAGGTGAGCGCAGCAGGCGCGCACACTGCCGCCGAGACCAGAGCAGGCATGGACACCACGTCCAAGCTTACCCCGACCGAGGTAAACAAGGCCGTGACAACGCTGAAAAAGCTCAAGGCCCCGACGATCAACGGAAAGTACGTCGCGATCATCCACCCGTCGGTCTCCTACGACCTGCGCGAGAACAAGGAGTGGATCGAGGCGCACAAGTATGCGGCGGTCACGCCGCTGTTCACCGGCGAGATCGGAGAGCTGCACGGCGTTCGCTTCATCGAGACGACCGAGGCGAAGATCTGGAACAACAACACCTGCCCCGTCAAGACGGCAGCCGGTTCGGGCGGTACGCCTGCGGCGACCTACTACAGCGTGTATTCCACGCTCTTCCTCGGAAAGGACGCCTTCGGTATGATCGATCCGGAGGGCGGCGGCCTGGAAATGATCGTAAAGAGCAAGGAGCAGGCGGGCGGCCCGCTGAACCAGTTCAGCACGCTCGGCTATAAGTTCTCCACCGCGACGAAGATCCTCTATCAGGATCGCATGGTCCGCGTAGAGAGCCTGTCGGAGTACTCCGGCACGGACGAGGCCAACTAAGGAGGGAAACCATGGCAGAGGTAAAGACCAAGGCCGAAGCGCAGGCAACGAAGAGCATCTTCCTGCCGCGCGCATCGGAGACAGAACAGCAGTTCGAGTTCGTATGCATCAACGGCAAGGCATATCAGGTGCCGCGCGGCAAGCCCGTGGAGGTGCCGCTGGCGGTGGCCGAGGTGCTGGAGCATGCGCAGATGCAGGAGACGGAGCTTTTTGAGCGCGTCCACGAAATGCAGCAGCAGCAGTGATAAAGAGGGCCGCGCAAGCGGCCCTTTTATCGAATTTGGAATGTGAAAAGGAGGCAGTGAGCATGACCATCCGAGAGGCGATCGAAGCCGTTGACCGGCTCACGCCAAATCAATATGAGAACATCGATAAGGTGCGCTGGCTCAGTGAGCTGGACGGCGTGGTCTATCTGGAAATAGAAAAAACACACGGGAGCGGGAATCCGGTCTGCGAGCCGTGGGTGCGGACGCGAGATCCGCTCGACCGCGAATGGTGCGGCTGTGTGCCGCAGGAGAAGCCAAGCGAACAGACGTTCGAAGGGTATCCGGAAACGGTCGATCTCGACACGAAGCTGCGCATTCCGTGGCCGTATGACGAGATATACCGCTGGTATCTGGAAATGAAGATCTCCGACGCGAATGGAGAAATGGTGCGGTACAACAACGCAATGGCCAAGTACAACGCCTACTACACGGCGTATCAGGATTTTTACAACCGGACGAACATGCCGAAAATGACGGCACCGTTCATCCATCTGTGAGGCGCATATGGGGAGCCTGACTTTACAATACCCGCCCATGACCGGCGGGGACGCCGCGCAGCAGCTGGACGGGCTGCGGCGGTATCTGGTACAGCTGACGGATGAGCTGAACGGCGCGGACTGGTCGGCGGGAGCGGTGCTCACGCAGATCTCGCAGGCCATCGATGCAAGCGCACTGTCGAAGGAGGATCGGCTGACGGAGCTGAGCGGCTTTGCCGCGCTCAAGACGCTCATCATCAAGACGGCGGATTTCGCGGCGGAGAACTCCGAGGCATTCAAGCTGAAGCTCAGCGGAAATTATGTGGCCGTGTCGGACTTCGGGAAGTACTGGCAGGAGGCCAGCATGACCATTGACGGAAACGAATTCGGCATCCGGCAGCTGTATGAGTTCTCGGCGGGCGTCAACAACGCTTTTACCGTGAACTCGAAGCAGTACGTCAAGACGGGGCTGCTGTACTACAACGGCGTGACGCCGGTCTATGGCGTGGGCGTCGGCAACATCGAGACGACCGTGTCCAACGACAAGGAAGTGATCGACAAGACGCAGAACGAGCTGCTGACCGTCACGTCCGGCAGGGTCAGCTTCTGGCAGGGCGGCAGTGAGGTAGCCTATCTGGCACAGAAAAAGCTCCACTTCCCTTCCGGGACGCTGGAGGCATTCGACGCGAAGCTGACCGGAACGGTCACGGCGGCGGCGGGGTCGAGCTTCGGCCCGTGGAGCATTTCGGATAGCAGCATCTACCGCACCGACAACACATGGGGCGGGGCCGGACTTTACTTCGGAACGGACGGGCTTTCCATCGGGAGCGCATTCAAGGTGGACGCAAGCGGAAAGCTGACCGCGACGGGCGCGGATATCACTGGCTCCATCAAGGCAAGCGATCTGCTGCTCAATCAGAACGGCGGATACACCAGCATTCAGACGCAGCTTTCGTCGCTGATCGCGGACGTGCAGGAGCTGACGGCGCTGGCCGCAACGGTCAGCACAAACACCTACGGCGGGCTGGACTCGCTCAACCTCAACATTGGCAACCGGGGATGGCTGAGCATCACGGGCGCCAGCACGGCGTCCTCGGCGGTGGAGCTGTTTTCCTATGGAGCCGTGCGAATCATGGCAGACAGCGGCTCGGTGTATCTGGCTCTGAGCGACAACAGCGCGTATATCCAGATAGCGGCCAGCGGAGCTGTGAGCATCAAGGGAACGAGCCTCACCTTTAACGGGGCCAGCATCAACACCTCCGGAAACGTCACGGAGGGTACCGAGGAGGCAACATGATGGTAAGAGAAGTAAAAGAGCTGAGACAGAAGATCGCAGAGGCACTGAACGGGTCGAGGCTGCCGCCGGTCGTGGCGGCTCTGGTGCTTGACAGCTACCGGGCAGAGCTGCAAAGGCTCGTGGAGATGCAGGAGGCGGCAGAGGCAGCAAGGCCGCCGGAGAAGGAGGACGCGGAAGATGGCACTGTACAGAGTAAATGACGACGGACGTGCGCCGTCCGGGCTTGGCGTCGGCGACGAGGTGGTCACTGCGGGCGGAACCTACCGCATCGACAGCGTGGGTGCGGACGGACAGTACAAGTCCACGCTCGTCAACAAGGGCCAGACCACGCAGAACTACAAGGGCAGCTATTCCACGCGGAACACGCTGCCGGGCCATTCCGACTACACGGCGGGCAGACTCGGGAATCTTGAAAGGGGCTACTCCCCTTCCGGCGCGGTCTCGCAGGCGAAGGCATACCTCCAGCAGGTGCAGAGCCGGAGGCCGGGCGCGTATCAGTCGCGGTGGGATGCGGAGCTGGACAGCCTGTATGACCAGATCACCAACCGCAAGCCGTTTCAATACGATCTCAATCAGGATGCGCTGTATCAGCAGTACAAGGAGCAGTACCAGAGGCTTGGCAGGACGGCCATGCAGGACACGATGGGGCAGGCAGCCAGCCTCACGGGTGGCTACGGCTCGACCTACGCAGAGCAGGTCGGGCAGCAGACCTACAATGCATACCTCCAGAGCCTGAACGACATTGTGCCGGAACTCTACGACCGGGCGTATGGCCGGTATCAGGACGAGGGGCAGGATCTCTACAACCGGTACGGCCTCGTGAGCGACCGGGAGAGCATGGACTACAGCAAGTACCGGGACACGGTATCGGACTACTACAATGATCTTGCCGACGCGCGGAGTTCCTACGACTCCGAGTGGAATAAAGATTACACACAGTGGTCGGATCAGCTCAGCTACTGGCAGCAGAAGGCTGCGCAGGAGCAGGCCTATTGGCAGTCGCAGCAGAGGGCCGCAGGCGGAAGCGGCGGAAGTGGAGGCGGAAGAGCGGGCAGCTCCGGAACCGGAAGCGGAAAGGGGTATATCGACAACACCTACAACAGCGGCGGTGCGGGCGGTGCAATGGCACAGACGTACAACCAGCTCAAGCGCGGTATGACCGAGTGGATCATGGCGGGACAGCCGGAAAAGGCATACGACCTGTTTTTGAGTATGGCGGGACAACTCAATCTGAGCAATTCGACCGGAAAGAAGCAGTATAACGAGCTGGTCAGCATCCTGAACAAGGCGGGCTACGGAATCCCGAAGGAATAAGGAGTGCAATATGGCAAAGAAACGCACAGGGCTTGATGCTCTGCGGGAGTATGAGGCGCGGAGCGGACGGCAGACGCAGAGCGGAAACCAGCAGACAGGAAACGCAGGCAGCTCCGGCGGAACGTGGCGCAGCGGGCTTGACGCGCTGCGGGAGTATGAGGCAAGCGGCGGCGGGCAGAACGTCACGAACGGCCCATATAATCCGGATTACCGGACGAACACCAGGAAAGCGACGCCGCAGAGCTATGAGGCGGCATATCAGCAGTACAAGCAGTATGTCGCAGAGTACCAGAAGCAGACGGAATTCCCACGCAGAGTATCCGTCGGAACGGCTGCCCAGCAGGCGGGCGGAAGCCAGAAGCGGGACTACAGCCGCATGCTCGGCCTGAATCAGCTCGACGGGGATATGCAGCCGCGCGTACAGGCAGCACAGGATATTCAGAAGTATCTACAGTTTCAGCGCAAGGTGCAGACCGGAACGGCGGCCCAGCAAGCGGCGACGAATGCCGGGCAGGACTATAGCCGTTTGATCGGGCTGAATCAGTTCGACGGGGAGCTGGAACGGCGGGCTGCGGAATGGCAGCGAAAGCAGCAGGCAGCACAGGAGGCCGCAGCGCTGGATCAGGAGCGAGGCCGCAGACGCACTTCGGAAGAATACGGGAAGCGGATCGACGCGCTGGAGGCCGCAAGCGATTATGCGCGGGCACAGAATGCCGAGGGCGGCGGGCTGCCGGAATTCAAGGATGCCTATGACAAGGTAAACGACGGGCGCGAGACGCCCATGACGCTGGACGAGATGCAGAAGGAGCTTGCCTATACGCGATACAAGAAGGCCGTTCTGGACAAGTCCGTTTCCGGGCGCGTCGGGGAGTATGCGGGCGACCTGGCAACGCAGTTCATCTCCGGCGGCGCGGATATGGCGCTGGGCGGCTTGTTTATGGTCGACAGTTATCTGGATAAGGGCATGAACGGCGCGGCGGCGTGGGTGCTGCGGGATCTTGCCAAGGCTGTGCCGGATGGAAGCATCAAGGACAAAATGCTGTCCCTTGCGGACGATTTCAGCAGCTACTACACGGGCGAGAGCATGACCGCCGGAGAAGAGACGGCACGGTACTACAGAGACGAACTGAACAGAATCGGAGATGAGATCGAGGGGAAATACAAGGGCGTTCCGCTCTGGATTCTGCAGCAGATGCCGTCGGCAGGAAATATGCTGTTCGGCGCGGGGCTGAGCGGCATTGCGGGCGTCAACAATCTCGTGACGCTCGGACTGACGTCCGGCGGCAACTCGGCACTGGAGGCGAAGGACAAGGGCGCGAGCGACGCACAGGCGCTGGCCTACGGCGTGGTCGCGGGCGGCTTGGAGGTGTTCTCCGAAAGGCTATTCGGCGGAAACCCGATCTACGACGCGGACGCGGGTCTGGTAAATCAGGCGGTTGGAAAGCTCACCAGCAACAAGACGATCATGAAGATCCTAAACAGCAAGGCATTCGACATTGCGTCGGAGGGTCTGGAGGAGGTCGTTACCGAAGTTCTCGACCCGGTGGCAGAGTGGGCCATCTACAACGGAGATAACACGGAGTTTGCAGACGCAGCGTCCATCGGGAACGCATTCCTCGGAGGCGTGTTCCTTTCGGCGATCGGCAATGTGGCCGACGCGCCGAAGCAGCTGCAGCAGGCACGATATGAGCGCGTCTTGAGAACGGCAGGCTCGGAGCTGGCAGACATTGCACAGAGCGTGGACAGCACGGACGTGCAGGAGGCGGCGCAGGTGATCCGGGACAAGATTGCCTATGGCGTGACGCCGGACGCGGCGGACATCGGCGCGGTGCTCGACGCGATGGATCAGGCCGGAGAGGCCGTGGACGTGGAGCAGGTACGCGAAGCGGTGGACGCGGAGGAAAACGAGGCAAAGGCCGCGCAGGACGAGGCAGCTTTTCAGACGTACAACCAGTATGCGGATGAGCGGGATGCGAAGGCGCGGGATGCGGAAAAGGCGTCGTGGGCGCGGTCGCAGGAGAACACAGAGGCCATCAACGACGCGGAGGCGGACAGTGCAGCGGATGCCTTTGAAAAGCTGAACGAGGCGGAGGTAAAGGGCGCAGCAGACGCGCGGGCACGCCAGCAGACGGAGGAGGCCCGCGCGGAACGGACGTTTACACAGGAGAGCCGGGAAGACGCGGACAGGCTGCTGACCGACGCGGCCAGACGGTACGGCTTTGACGACCGCATGACCAGCGTGCTTCTATCCGGCTACGACGGAGAGCAGGACGCGCAGCAGTACGCAGAGACCGTGAATGCGGCTTACGAGTACGGAAGGAACGGAATGAGCCTTTCGGCGGCACAGAGAGCCGCACAGGGCGTGAACGCGGATGTGGCGCAGGAGGCGTGGAACGCGGGCAGGGCGTCGATCCAGCGCGCGCCCATGAGTGCCTTTGAGCGGTACAACCAGTATGCAGAAGAACGGGATGCGCGGCAGGCGGCAAGAGAAGTCCCGCAGCAGACACCCGCGCAGGCCGTGCAGGCCGTTCAGGAAGCGGCAAGGCCGCAGCAGGCGCCGACGCAGACGGTCGTGCAGGAAGCGCGGGAGGCCGCGCAGACCGCACAGGAGACCGCTCCGAAGGCACAGGAGACGGTACGGGAGACCGCGCAGGAGCGGGCGGAGGCGAAGCCTGCAAAGCAGGAAGCGCAGGAAAGCAAGCCGCAGGCACTTGCTGCAAATCAATACGACGCCCGGAAGCTGGCGGAAGCCGAGATCAAAAAAAGCGATGTGACCGTGCAGGATGCAGTCAGGGACTACGGCAAGAGACTGGACGAGGCAGTCGCTGAGAGCTACCGGCTCAAGGAGGCAGATGGAAAAGGCGAGGGGGCAAAAGTCCCGGTCTCTTCCATGATTACAAGCTTCCAGTATGGCATCCGGAGCATTGGGTTTGTGTCTCAGGAAACGAACAACGCGGACTTTCTTGCGGACGCGCAGGCATGGCTGATCGGTAACGCCGTCGCAAAGGGCAGCTACGCAAGGCTCGACGCGGCCAAGGCGTTTGACGGGCTGGGGATCGAGGAGCGGACGCTGCGGTATGCGGGGGAGGTCTATTATTTCGGAGACAGCCTCACGCAGCGAATGATCCGCGAGTACAACGCCCAGAAGGGGAAAAACAAGGGCGTGAGCGCGGCGGAATACGCGCAGCACGTCCGGGACGTTTTCGACAGAGGCGCGCTGGGCGAAAGCCTTGCAGGCACAAAAGACAGGCTGCTGGGAGACGGCATGACGAGGGCGGCATGGAACGCCGGAAAGGGGTTTATCAATGGCGAGGAAGCAGGAAGCACGGCTGCTGATGACGGCGGCAAACGGGATGCAGGTATGGATTCCGGAGAGCAGGCTGGAGCAGTGGCAGAGGGCACAGGAGGCGCAAAAACGCGATCCGCAAAGGCGAGCGCAGTCGCGGAACGAATTGAGCTCGAAAATCGCGTCCGCGCTGCGGGACAGCCGTACCTGAGCGGAAAGGACATTGGACTGGAAAAGGGGTCGGCGCAGCGGAGCTTCCGCGAGGCCCCGGAGAGCACATGGACGGACAGCATGAAGGCTGCCGCCGCGATGCTCCGGCGCGAGGGCTTTAAGGAAGTCCACTTCACGGTCGGCGCGATCAGCATCGAGAATCAAAAAGCGAAGGTCACACGGTACGCGGACGGCGTGGTCATGGGTGACGCGGTATGGATCAATGCGACGGCGAAGAAATGGTCCGTGGAGCAGCTAGCGAAGCACGAGGCGTTCCACCACCAGATACAGGACTGGCCGTATGCCATGGACGCGGTGCGGCAGGCGCTGGCAGACGAGCTGGGAGAGGACGGCATTCAGGAGCTTGCACAGCGGTACCTGAACCTGAAGAATCCGCTTGTCGTCGAGGACGATGGCTGGGGCAGCGCAATCAGCCAGGCGGATATTCGACACGGCGACCTGAAACGATGGGCACAGGAAGGAGGGAATGACGGTATAATCGTCAAGTCAACAGACGAAGTGGATGATGACGGAACGCCGGATGCGGTATACATTGCATTCTCGCCGGAGCAGATCAAGAGTGTAACAAACAAAAATCCGACGGGAAATCCGGATATCCGCTATTCGGTGGCGGAAGCCGACGCCGAGGCGGGGGCGGCGGAGCTTCAGGTTGAGAAACTGCCGCAGACGAACCGGGATCAGTTTATGCGCTTTGCAACGAAGATCACGGACGATCTTGTCACGCCGCTGACTGCGCAGATGGAAACACTGCGGAAGGAAATGCGCCCGCGCGTGCTGGAGCTGGTGGACGAATTTCTGGGAAACGACGCGCTGAAAAGGTCCTCGGTCGAGGCGGTCTTTGCAGAAGCATACGACCGCGCGCTGGAACTCAATCAGGAATTCTCAGAGAAGTACGCGGCGCTGCAATACGCCATCCGCAAAACGCCGGTAACCTTTACGGAAGAGGACACGAGACAGATCGAGCAGTACGACTATTTCGATGAAGCAGCGCTGCGGAAGCTGACGATCAAGGAAAAGGGCGGCGTCAGCATCGGAGAGCTGTATTCCGATCTTTCAGGAATGCTGCCGGAGCTGTTCCCGTCCGGAATCAAAAATCCGGCGAAGCAGATCATGCGCATCGCCAGCGTTTATAAGCGGATCAGCAAGGCACAGGCGCTGGCACAGCAGGTGGAAAGCACGAACCCGGAATACTTCCGGCAAAACGCCTACAACGATTTTCTGGAACAGCTGCGGAAGATCGTTCCGAAGATGCGGACAGAGCGCGAGCTTGCGCAGATCTCCATTGAGGAGGAGGCTGCGATGGAAAAGGCTGCGGCAGAGCGTGAGCGCAGGCTTGCGGAGGAGGACGCGAGGCTGGCAGCGGAGGAAGCGTCAAAAGAGCCTCCGACGGTGTATGAAAATCTGACGATGGACAGCATTCCGAAGAAGGCGCAGGACTATCTGCGCAGAGTGCGCGGGCAGACGGCGGCGGCCATCCAGCAGACGCTTTCGATGCCGTTTGCGGCAAGGCAGGAGGTCTTGAAGCCTGCCATTGAGGAAATGATGAACGAATATCTCCAGACCGGCAGGATCTCGCAGGAGACGGTAGACAGGAACTTTGAGGAGTCCTACAGGCGCGGCGTGGAGATGGACACGGAATTTTACGACCAGTACAAGGACGTAAAAACGCGGCTGCGCGATCTGAAAGTCACGCTGTCGGAGACGGACAGGGCGGACATTGCGGACTTTGACGATTTCCGAAGGGCAGCATTCGGGCGGCTGCGCATCGCAAACGAGGGCGGATTGCCGGTCGATGTGGCATACAAGGAAATGCAGCAGATGGCCCCGGAGCTGTTCCCGGAGAGCATCACGCATCCGGCGGATCAGCTCATGCGGATGTTCGAGGTATCGAAGCGAATCGAGAAGGTGCAGATGTCGCTGGACGAATACCACGGCGAGGACGCGGAGGAATTCAAGCGCTGGGCAAAGAACGACTACGAGGCCAGCGTGGAGAACATGCTGGGAGCGCTGAATGTGGCAAGGCGGTATGCCGAGGCGCGGATGCGGCAGCAGCAGGCGCGGGCCGTCCCCACGACGATGGAGGAGATCAAGAGCCTGTACGCAGACCTCAAGGGCCTGAGGCGGACGTATGAGCGGGCGGCGGCAAAGAACCTGCTGACGGCGGAGGACAACAGCGTCCTGAATCGCCTCCTGCGCGGCGAGATCACGCCGGAGGACGTGCAGGGCATGGAGAATGCGCAGGGCATCCTTGCCATGTACGAGGCTAAGGCGGACTATGACGCGGCGGCGGCAAAGATCGCAGACTGGCGGCGGTATCGGAAGGGCAAGCTCCGCGAGCAGGCGGACAACCTTCTGAAAAACGCGGAGAAGGCCAAGGACAAGAAGGCCGGAATCGAGTACAGCCGGGAGACGATGACGCGCAACGTCCGGGATATCTTCCCGGAGGCGGACGCGGAGGCGATCAACAAGACGTATTTCGAGCCAGTCCGGACGGCCAGCGCGAACGCGAACAAGCTGAAAAACAAGCTGCGCGAGCAGGTCAAGGCGCTGGATCTGAGCCGGAAGGCCCGCAAGGGCGACGCCGTGAGCGAGGCCCATGCGGTGCAGCTGCTGGGAGAGGCACAGGACAACATCCGGTATCTGGAGCAGCACCCGAGGGCACAGGACCGGGACGGAAAGACGCTCAACGAATGGCGGAAGATCGTGCTGGATCTGTGGGCCACGAGTCCGGGGCTGGACAGGGCGAAGATCGAAAACGCCGTGGAGACGTTCCGGAAGATATATGACGGGCTATTTGAGCAGATGAATGACGTGCGCATCCGCAACGGCTATGAGCCGATCAACTACCGGCAGGGCTATTTCCCCCACTTTCAGCCGGGGACGACGGACGGCATTCTGGGTCTGATGGGAAAGGCGCTCGGCATCGACGCGGAGGTATCGGCGCTGCCGACGACCATCAGCGGCCTGACGCACACCTTCAAGCCGGGCATCACCTACTTCGGAAATGCGCTGGAGCGCATCGGCTTTGACACGGCGTATGACGCGGTGGAAGGCTTTGACAAGTACGTGGAGGGCGCGGCCAGCGTGATCTGCTACACGGACGCCATCCAGAAGCTGCGGGCGCTTGCACAGCAGGTGCGATACCGCACGTCGGACGAGGGACTGCGGGAGCGGGTGGACGACATCCGGGCAAGAGACGATCTGACCGAGCACCAGAAGGAGCTTGAGATCAAGGAGATCATGGACAAGGGGCAGTTTTCGCTTTCGAACTTCGCGGTGGAGCTGGACGAATACACAAATCTGCTGGCGAACAAGAAGAGCAAGTATGACCGAAGCATGGAGCATCTGGGCGGGCGCAAGCTCTACAATTTCATGAGGGCATGGCAGAACAGGGTGGCGGCGAACATGGTCGCGGTAAACCCGGCGTCGTGGCTGACGAACTTCGGCGTTATCACGCAGGCGGGGGCGCAGCTCAAGACGATCTCCGTGCTCAAGGGGATGTGGCAGACGCTGGCAAACATCAAGACGAGCGACGGACTTGTGGAAGCGAGCGACTTCCTCACAAACCGCGCCGGAAGCGATCCGCTGGTCCGCACCTGGCAGCAGAGTGCAAGCGCATTCCTGTCTACACCGATGGAGTGGATCGACCAGTTTTCTGCGGGAACTATTGTCCGGGCACGGTATATGGAGAACATCGAACGCGGCATGAGCGAGGAGACGGCGATGCGCGAGGCGGACGATTTCGCGGCAAACGTGATGGCAGACCGCTCGAAGGGCGCGATGCCGACGATCTTTGAGGCGCGAAACCCGCTTATGAAAATGTTCACGCAGTTCCAGCTGGAGGTCAACAACACATATTCGTATCTCTTCAAGGATCTCCCGCGCGAGCAGCGGAAGAAGGGCGTCCGATATCTGGCACTGGCGCTGTTCAAGTTCCTGATCGGCGGATTCCTTTACAACGAGCTATATGAATATCTCATCGGAAGACGCCCGATGCTCGATCCGCTGGGGATCGTCAACGACACGGTGGGCGACCTGACGGGGTATGAGCTGAATAATCTGGTGGACACGGCGGCCGGCGGCGGACTCATCAAGGAGTCGGAGCCGGAGAGCGCGGTCGGAACGATTCGGAATCTGGCGGAGAACGTCGGGCAGGAAGCACCGTTTATCGGGAACCTGATGGGCGGCGGCAAGCTCCCCTTCTCCAGCTCCATGCCGAATGTAAAGAACATCCTGACTGCGCTGGACTCGGAGACCGCGACGGACGAGGAAAAGCTGGCGAAGATCGGGAAGGAAATGGTCAACCCGGCGGCCTACTGGCTGCTGCCGTTCGGAGGCGGGCAGATCAAGAAGGTCTGGCAGGGCATCAGCGCCTTGAAGCGGCAGGGCAGCTATACGGCGGACGGGCGGCTCCAGTATCCAATCTACACAGACCGGAAGGGAGACAAGGCGAACGCCGCATGGCGGACGCTGCTGTTCGGCAAGAGCGCGACGCCGGAGGCGCAGGCGTGGGTCGAGGCGGGCTTCGGCGCGCTGAGCGAGAAGGCGACGCAGACGTATGAGGCGATGCGCGCTGGAGGCGTTGACCAGAGAGACAGCTATGAGCTCATCAAGGCCATGTCCAAGGTCAAAAAGACCGACACGCAGACCAAGGAGCAGCTGCAAATGCAGCTCCTCAATGCGTTCGACATTGAGGATAGCGGGAAGGTGCTGTACTACTACAACATGATGGCGAGCGACAAGGAGCGGGCACAGATCGACAAGCTGCTGGCCGAGGGCGCGGACATGGGAGAATACCTCCGGTATCTGCAAGAAAAGTCCGGCGTGACCGGCGAGAAGGACGCAGACGGCAAGACGATCTCCGGAAGCGTGAAAGAAGAGACCTTTGCGCTCATCGACGGGCTCAATCTGACGCCGGAGCAGAAGACGGAGCTGGCGAAGGAGGACTACACGCCAACGGGCTTTGAGCCTTGGAGCGGGTACAGGGAGGCGCTGAAAGCGGGCGGCGATACATGGGATGCTTTTTACCAGAACGCCGTCAGCGCGAAGGTGGCGGACGGAAAGGCGCAGGAGGATGCGGAAAAGGCCGTGAAGAGTGACCTGAAAAGTCAGCTCAAGGAGGACTATTTGGGCGGCTCCATGCCAGAGAGCGAGGTATCCGACTATCTGCAAAAGTACTGCGGGGCGGAGGATGAACACGACGTTTACTGGACGCTCGAAGAGTGGAAGGGCGGCGAGGGCTGGAAGAAGTACGGACAGTTCCTCGACGCAGTGGACAAGGGCGTGCTGGCCGATACGCGGAAGGTTGCCAAGGAGTATATGAAGCACGGTGTGGACAAGGGCGACCTGTCCTCTCAGCTCACAAAACACTTCAAGGAAGCGTGGCTGGCGGCGACCGGCGACGAGGCGACACGGCTCAAGAATGCCTACATCAGCGCGTACAAGGCTATCGGAGGCGATGCGGATAAGGCGCGGGACAACATCATCAAGTGGCGGCGGGAGGCCAACAAAAGGAAAGGAGACAAGAAATGAGTGCGGCAAACACGATCCCCGGCGCGCGGGTCAGCCCGCGCATTGCGAACGGGTGCATTTGCTGGTATGAGGGAGATACGTTCTCCCTCCGGCTCCGGCTGGAGCTGGAGGACCAGGACGGCGCGGACGTGGCCATCGGGCAGACGGACAAGATCAAGGTCACATTCTACGACTGGACAAAGAAGGCCGTGCAGGAATTCTCCTTCACCGGAGCGGACGAGAACACGGTAACGCTGGCGTTCACGGACGAGGTGACGGCCAAGTTCCCGCGCGGAATCTACCGGTACGACATTTTATACACGCACGGCAACCGTACCACGCTTGCGAGCGGGAACATTGCGCGTGTGGAATAAGGAGGCGAGGGTATGAAAATCGAAATTCCGGAAAGCGTGATGGTGACGATCCACGGCCTCATTTCCAGAGGCATCCAGGCTGTGGCGGTGTCGGACGAAGGGCATCTGATCTTTACGCTGACGGACGGAAGCACCGCTGATCTCGGAGACATCCGGGGACCGGCAGGCCCAACGGGCAAGCAGGGGCCGCCAGGCCCCGCAGGCGCAGACGGCAAGGACGGCGCGACCGGCCCGCAGGGCCGTCCGGGTCCGAAGGGAGACAGCTTCCAGACCGTGGTCGAGGACGACGGCAACGGGAACATCATCATCCGGGCGCTGACGACCGAAGGAGACGGAACGAGCGGGCAGAACGGATACACGTTCACGCCGTCCGTCAGCGCGGAGGGCGTTATCAGCTGGACGAACGACGGAGGCTTGGAGAATCCGACGCCGGTCAACATCAAAGGGCCTGCGGGCGCTACGGGCGAGACAGGGGCCCCGGGTGCGAAGGGTGCGGACGGCAAGACGCCCGTCAAGGGGACGGATTATTTCACGGCCGCCGACAAGGCGGAGCTTGTGCAGGCGGTATTGACCGCGCTGCCGGACGGAGACGGGGCGACATATGGCTGAGAACGATAAGGTAGTAGTCACAAAGAGCAAACTCGACGCGCTGGCGTCGGCGCTGCGGACGATCTTCGGGTTTACCGGAAAGAAAACCATCGAGCAGCTGACCGAGGAGGCCGGGCATTATGATCCGCGGCCGGACATTTCCGATGCGACGGCGACCGCCGCGCAGATCCTCAAACCGTACACGGCGTATGTCAACGGCGGAAAGGTCACGGGTGAGGTCGAAAGCCTCGCGGCAACGGCCTATGCGCCGTCCACACGGCCGCAGACCATCCCCGCCGGGAAGTATCTCGCGGGCGCACAGACCATTCAGGCAATGAAATTGCAGAACAAGACGGTCACGCCGGGCGCTTCGGATATCTCCGTGACGAAGGATGCGGCGTATGACGCGCTGGGGTCGGTGCTTGTGAAGGGCGTCCAGTACCCAGTGCTCGTCAAAAGGACCATGACGGCGGCAGAGGTATCCAGCGACAAGAAAACACTGGTGCTGAGCGAGGCGGAGACGCAGCTGGTCCAAGCAAGTCCCCCGTCCTTTGCACTGGTCTACACGAAAAGCACGATCACGGGAAACAATGTCGTGTGTTCATTCTGCAGCGAAGATTTCAGTGCGTATATGTCCATGACAGCGAACGGCGCAAAGGCGGAGAAGTACGCATACGGCGGTGTGGCATACAACAGCAGCGGACGCGCAGTGTTTGCGCTGCCCAATACGATCACAGCGACGTTCGCAAGTGTGCCGTATGAGATTCTGATTTTGGGAGGTGGCAGTTGGTGAAAGAGCTGAAAAGCATCAAATTTCCGGGGCTGGAGGACGTATACAAGATTCCGGCGGGCGGGTCGGGCGGTACCGGGCAGGACGGAAAGGACGGCATTACGCCGACGATCGGAGCAAACGGGAACTGGTATCTCGGCGACGAGGACACCGGGAAGCCGTCGAGGGGTGCGACCGGCCCACAGGGTGCGACAGGCCAACAGGGCGCGACTGGGCCTCAAGGCCCGACCGGCCCCGCAGGCCCGGACGGCGCTCCCGGCAAAGACGGAAGTCCCGGAAAGGATGGAGCCGACGGCGCGCCCGGGCAGGACGGCTTCAGCCCCTCCGCCTCCGTGGCCGAAACCGGCACAGGCGCGACAATCACCATAACCGACAAAACCGGCACGACGACCGCTGAGATCAAAAACGGCAAGGACGGCGCTCCCGGCAAGGACGGCGCTCCCGGCAAGGATGGCGCACCCGGCAAGGATGGAGCTCCCGGTAAGGATGGCGTGACGCCGGATATCAAGATCGGGACGGTGACGACGCTGCCCGCAGGGAGCGCAGCTACGGCCAGCATGGGCGGAACTGCCGCACAGCCTACGCTCAACCTCGGAATTCCGAAGGGCGCAAACGGGGACAATGCGAATGTCACGAAGGATGCGGTTGTCAGCGCGCTCGGGTTTACGCCCATCGGCGCGGATGATGTGCCGGTTAAAAGCGTGAATGGCGCGACTGGCGCAACGAAGAGCGCGTTTTATGTGACGGTGACGCAAGGAGACGGCTATGACGCAACCGCCGACAAAACGGCTGCGGAAGTGTATGCGGCCTATGCGGAAGGGTACGCCGTGTATGCAATTCTAAAACTCAGAAATGGTATTGTCCCATATATGATGCCGCTTGCGGGAGCGGTAAGTGTTTCAGGGACGGTGGTGCTCGGATTTGCAACGATTGGATCAAGCAATTCGGATGTAAACCCACAGGGTTTGGTCGTGCTATACAACGGGGCCGCTTGGTCGGCATGGAGCGACACGCTGGCAAAGATTCAGGATATCCCAACGGTTCCGACGGAACTCAAAAATCCTTATTCGCTCAACATCAAAATCGGCAACACGACGACGAGTTACGACGGAAGCGCGGCGAAAACCGTGGAAATCCCGCAAGATGTTCCACCTGTTACAACCGCTGATAACGGGAAAATCCTTCGCGTGGTAAGCGGTGCGTGGGCGGCTGTAGAGATCGCAAACGCGAATGGAGGTAGCTTCTGATGGCAGAATATCTGACAAACACGGCTGACCTTACGGCGGTTGCCGACGCGATCCGCGCGAAGGGCGGCACGGCTGCGCAGCTGGTGTACCCGGCGGGCTTCGTGTCGGCCATTCAGGCAATCCAGGCCGGCGCTGTGGAAGCCTTGGAATGGCACCAATGCCCGGAGCTGGTTCGAAACTACCTCGAAAACGTCACCTACAATCCCGCTGATTACAGTACGTCGCAGATTGCAAATTATGCGCCTGCGACGGCAGTTGTGAGCAATTACAAGCCCATCGGGCAGGAGGCGGGCGGAGTGATGCACTACAACGAAGTGCCAAATATTCTCACACCTTTTGCCGGGGATAATGCTGCGGGGACGCTGAAACCGCTGGATGCGCTGCGGTGGATCAAGACGCGCAACAACTCCGCAGAAGCGTGGAATGTGCGCGATCTGGGAGGCTGGGCCTGCGACGGCGGCACCGTGAAATACGGGCTGCTGATTCGAGGCGGGCAGATCGCTGCCGCAGATCGGGCGGTGCTCGTCGGAGAACTTGGCGTGCAGCATGAAATCGACCTCAGAGGGAAAGAGGGACGCGATCCGTCTGACGGTGACGTTGCAACGGAATCCCCACTTGGCAGCGATGTGTGGTTTACGATTGCCGACAAGGCAGCATCCTACGCGTTGACGCCAGTTGCAACGTGGCAGCTCTACCTCCGGTGCGTGATCGATGCTGTAACGCACCGGGAGCCGGTGTATTTCCACTGCACGGCAGGCGCGGACAGAACCGGCACGCTGGCTTGTGTGCTGGAGGGGCTGCTCGGCATGAGTCAAAGTAACATCGACAAGGACTATGAACTTACATGCTTCTACAGCGGAACCGGAACAGATGCCCTTGCCCGCCGCCGGAATGAACCAGAGTGGATAGGACTTATCAATGCCATTAAGGCCGTTTCCGGCGACACGTTCCGCGATAAGTGTGTACATTTTGCCGTAGGAACTTGCGGAATGTCGATGGCCGATATCAACGCTTACCGCGCGGCTATGATTAACGGAATACCGGAAAAACTGCACTGGTATCAGAGCATCACCAAAAATCTCACAGGATGCACGATCAGCAACAACGCGTCTCAGGTGGATTACGGCGAGGCGTACACCGCGACTATCACGCCGGAAAGCGGAAAAACCATGGACAGCATTGTTGTTACGATGGGCGGTGTGGATATCACATCCACGGCAGTCTCGGGTGGAGTTATCAACATTGCCAAGGTAACAGGAGCAGTCACGATCACTGCGGCGGCATCTGCACCGTCTGTGACTTACACCATCACGCAAAATCTCACCAACTGCGCATCTTCCAACCCGGCGGACAGCATTGCCGAGGGTGCGGCCTACACTACGACGCTCTCGCCGACCGGCACGTATAAAAAGCTCGGCGCAATAACTGTAACGATGGGCGGTACGGACATTTCCGCTTCGGCGGTTTCCGGCAGCACGATAACTATTGCCAAAGTAACAGGCAACATTGTGATTACCTGCGCGGCAGAGATCACAAACATCATTGATACAGTCGGAATTTCTGCGGATACGCGCTTGAGTGCAGGGAGCGGTGCCAATAAAGCGCAGACGGGACATGCGGCTATTGGTGCGAACATGGATGCGGCAAGCCTGATTCATATGCACGCGGGTGATACGCTCCGCATCAAGGGTGTAAGCCTCCCCGCCACAAGCGATGGAACAAGTGTGGCAGTGAGGTACAGTGCAACGGCAACGTTTTTATCCGCAGACTACATGTACAACGGGCGGACGTGGGGCAATTTACATTTTACCAGCAGCGGAGATATCGTCACGATAACATCAACCGCTGAGTTGTACATCCGTTTGTCGCCAATCTGCACGGATGCGTCTGCGGTGATTGCGACGATCAATGAGGAGATCAGTTGATGGATACGTGCGTATGCTGCGGGCGGGCCGTGCCGGAGGGCAGGATGGTCTGCCCGGAGTGCGAAATAGAAAGCTTTGAAAGGAGTATCAAGATGGATGATGGAATTCAGGCGCAGATCGCCTCCGTGGAGGCGCGATGCAAGAGCAACTCGCACAGGATCGACGAGCTGGAGGCAGACAACAGGGCGCTGCATCAGCTGGCGACCTCGGTGGAGGTGCTAGCGACCAAGCAGGAGGCGATCGAGGAAAACGTGAATGAGATCAAGGCCGATGTGAAAAGCATAAAGGCGCTGCCGGGGAGCCGCTGGGAGGCGGTCGTAAAGGGCGTTATCACGGCAATCCTTGCAGGTCTGATCGGATTTGCGCTGGCGAAGCTGGGGCTGGGCTGATGCGTAGAGACAAGAAACGATGGACAAAGGGCCGTATGGCCCGCGAGCTTGTGTACTACTGTCTGTGGATGCTCACGGCAGTGGCCACATGGGCGATGATCCTGAAAACCGCCGCCGTCCTGCTGGACAGGACGTGCGACCTTTCGGATGTGCTGGCGTTCGCGGGCGCGGCCTTCGGCGGGGAGCTGCTTTTGCTCCTGCTCAAGAGAGTATTTGCAAAACCAAATGATAAGGACGATGGAGGTACATATGATGGATAAGATCATCAAGCGGCTCGGGAATCTCCTGAGCGTGAAGAGCCTTGTGACGCTGACGCTGACGGCGGTATTTGCGTACATGGCCGTGGTTGGCAAGATCTCGCAAGACTTTATGACGGTGTATGCCGTCGTGATTGCATTCTACTTCGGCACGCAGAGCCAGAAGGTGCAGGACGCAGTGGATGGAGGCGCAAACAATGCCGGTAATTAAGGACGCGCTCACGCCAATCAACCATCGAGCGGGCGGCTGCACGCCGAAATGGATCGTAGTGCACTACTTCGGCGCACTAGGCTCTGCGGCCAGCGTGGCCGAGTGGTTCAAAAATCCGCAGGCCAGAGCCAGCGCGCACTACGCCGTAGACGAGGGCGATATCATTTACCGGTGCGTAAAGGATACGGATGTGGCGTGGCACTGCGGAGACGGTACGCTGCATCCGGAGTGCCGGAACTGGAACTCCATCGGCGTGGAGCTGCGGCCGGGGAAGGTCAACCGGAAGCGCATGGGAGCCTACGACACAGACTGGTTCTTCGAGAAAAAGGTGCTGGACAATGCCGAGTGGCTCATCCGCAAGCTCATGGAGGAGCACAACATTCCGGCGGATCACATCATCCGGCACTATGATGTGTCCGGGAAGTACTGCCCGCGCCCGTTCGTCGGCACGGACATGAACACCTACTATCACACCACTGGCAACGAGCAGTGGAAAAAATTCTTGGAAAGGTTTGAGGACGAAGTGGTAGAGAAAAGCAAAATGATCGTGGATGGCAAGGAGGTCGCCGTCGAACGCATCCTGAAAAACGGCACGAACTATGTCAAGGTGCGCGATATCGCCGCCGCGCTGGGCCTGAGGGTCAGCAATAAGGGCAATATCGCCGTGCTGGACACGAAGTAAGGAGGGCGTATGCTGCGGGGGCTGCCGAGTCTGAGCCGCAGCGATTGGGAGCATTTGATCGACGAATGGATTCTTTCGGAGCGATACCGGGAAATCCTGAAACGGAAGATTCTTGACGATTGGAGCCATGAGCGCATTGCCGAGCGCGAGGGCCTGAGCGTAAACGGCGTCAAGAAGATCATAGCGCGGTGCGTGAATGTACTGCGGGAACATGCAACAGAGCCGCCCGGATAGGGCGGCTCCTGAATATTAAATTTTACTAAATGGGTTGACAATGAATTTTTGCTGTCATAAT